ATGGCGTACTACGAGAAACGCGGCAACGCCTGGCGCGCCCAGATCCGCCGCAAAGGTCATCCCACCCTATCCGCCACCTTCGATACCAAGGCCGAGGCCCAGCGCTGGGCTGCCGAGATCGAGGGGGACATTTCGCGCTCGCGGTTCGTCGACAACCGGGAAGCGCAGCGCACCACCCTGGATGAAGCACTGAAGCGCTACCAGCGCGAGGTGAGCGACAACAAGAAGGGCGCCGATCAGGAGGCGACGAGGATCAAGCGGTGGCGATCCCTACCGCTGGCCGGCAAGTCGCTGGCTGAGGTCACCTCGTCTGACCTGGCCGACTACCGCGACGAGCGGCTAAAGGCCGGGGCATCGTCTGCAACTGTCCGCCTGGACCTGGCCATCATCAGCCACCTGTTCACCGTTGCGGCAAAGGAGTGGCGCATGGAAGGCCTGGTGAACCCATGCCAGAACCTGCGGATGCCGAAGGGCAGCAAGCCGCGCGAGCGCCGGCCGACGACCGTTGAGCTGAAGAAGGTCTATGCCGCCGCGGCAGAGATGCACCCGGAACTGCCGGTGATCATCGAGCTTGCCGCTGATACTGCAATGCGCCGGTCTGAGCTGCTGCTGCTCCGGCGTGAGCAGATCCGCGACAAGGTGGCTGTGTTGGAAGACACGAAGAACGGCGAGCGCCGCATGGTCCCGCTTTCCAGTCGAGCCCGGGAACTGTTCAAGTCTCTGCCGGCCAGAATCGACGGCAAGGTATTCAGCATTGCGCCGAACACTGTCAGCAACTACTTCCCCAAGGCCTGCGCTGCAGCCGGCGTTTCCGGCCTGACGTTCCACGACCTACGGCATGAGGCCACGTCCCGACTGTTCGAGCGCGGTTTTTCCATGATGGAAGTGGCTGCCATCACCGGGCACAAGACCCTGGCTATGTTGAAGCGATACACCCACCTTTCCCCCACAGCCTTGGCAGACAAGCTCGGCTAGCCGACCAGGCGCGGCGGCTCTCGCCGTGGCCTGCCTACCTTCGGAGCCTTGTGCTCTCCCGCCTCATACTCGCGCAGGAAGTTGCGCACTGTCTCCAGCCTCCAGCAGACCCGAACCCCTTGTTTGAAGTAGGGCGGCAGCCAGTCCGGCCGAGCCTGTACCGCGCTGCGAATCGACGACTCTGTGCGGCCCAGCAGCTTTGCTAGCTCGGGCACATGCAAGATTTCTGGTTCCATGCTGATTCCTCAGGGCAATGGCTGCCCGTCACCGCCGACAACGCCGGCAGCTGGTTGAGTGGGGTGGGGTTACTTCGCGGGGTGTATCTGGCGCAGTGCTTCTTCGATCTTGGCTGACAGTTCGCGCCACGATTCGACGTTGTGAGGTTGCTCCGATACTTTCACCTCTGAGCACTCATCGTCGAGGCACGTCACCTTGGCGGCGAGAGTGCCCTCAAAGTCGTGTATCTCGACTTCTGTAATCTCGGATCGGTAGAGGGTCATGGCTTCACATCCCAGGCTGCCAGGGCTTCGCCTGCAATCCTCACGATTGCCTCAATGCTTGTGACAGGCATATCTCGGTCATCCTCAACAAAGCAGTCTGCGCGGAAGTGGATTTTGCGCAACGCCTCCACCAACTTCCCGGCCTGCTGACGGTGCTGGGCACAGTGCGCGCACTCGTATGGCTCATACCAGCGGCGCTCCCCTGGTCGAAGCGCCTGATACTTTGACTCTGTGATGTAGCGAGTAAGACCCGCAACACCAGTGAAGCGCCACGCAAACTTCTCCCCCGCCTGCCCACCCATATCGGCGGCGTCGGTGGTAGTGGTGGCGAGTAGCTGGCGCAACTCACGCAAGCCTTCACGGATAGCCTCGGCGCCTCGCTCGCTTGTGGGCGCGCTGTGCTTGTCGTGAATGCGCCAGGTCATTTCGATGGTCTCGGCAAGCTCGCGGCTGATCTTGATGGTGTCGGTCATGGTCACCCCCTCCAAGTTAAGCGGACGCAGCTGCTGATCTTGCGTGCGCGCCGGATAGCCAGCACCGCAGACAGCAGGCTCTCACCTCTGTACGCGAACTCGTCCTGCCAACCGTCGTTTGTCTGCACCCACATGGTCACTTCGTATGTCCAGCCCATCACTCAGCACCCCCGCTCTGCTTGTCGTGGGCGGCAATGCAGTTCGTGCATCCATCGCCAGGACCGCAAGTGCATCTTTCATCGCCGGCAGTTGTAAGCTTTTGGTTTACAACTGCGCCTTCCGTGCCGGCCCATTGCTTTGCGCTCACCTCGGCGGCGAAAAGCTCCAGAACCGTAATGGAGCTGTTGTAACCGCGCTCCCAGTCCTTCGGCTTGCTGCGCCGTTCGGCTTTTAGTCGCTGGATGCACTCGATGATTGTCATCTCTGCAAGCTCACGGGCAGCTTTTCGGCGCTTCGCGTCGGCCGGCTTACTTTTCTGTGGCGGTAGATTTCGCAGGCACTCAGGGATGTAGTTCATGCTATTTCTCCAGTATTGGCGGCGGCCCTGGCCTTCTCGGCCTGCTCAAAGAACTCCGAGCGATCAAGCGCGCCTGCGGCTTCAACCAGAGCGGCGCGAAGCCCAGCCACGTCCTGAGCTGGCGCTGGCTGGGGGGCGGTGTAGAGCGGTCGCAGATCGTCGCCATACTGCTGCCGAAGGGTTTCGGCTTGTATCGGGTCTGAGCACCAAATACGAATGTTCCCGTTTTCAGCAAATACAGCGTATGCGACAGGCTGAACTGTCAAGCAATCCTTGACGGTTGGCTCCTGCCCCACCTGCTGCGCCTTGAGCGCGGAGAGTTCGGCTTCCTGATCCTCAATGATCACCTGCAGGCCGCCGATACTGGTTTGGGCGGCATCGCGCTGTGCGATTCTGACTTCAAGTTCTCCACGCAACCGCTCGCACTCCCGGCACTCCACCTGCTGCCCTTGCGCTGGCGCGGCGGCGAGCAATTTCGCCAGCAGGTCGGGGGCGATCAGCTCGGCGCTCATTTCATGGAAGCCGCCCACGTTGCTCAGCGCCTCGGCCAGTTGCTCGACGGTTGGGATCGGTATGCACCCCTCCGGCACTACCGGCGCAGGCTGCGCGGCGCGAGCTTTCTGCCAGCACTCCCAAAGGAGATTCACCTGTGCGCAGGTCTGTAGCTGCCAGTAGCTGTTGCGCGATGGGATAAACTCGCTACCGCTCCATCCAAGCGATTTGGAGGCCGGGTATTGCTCCATGAAAGCCTCCCGCTCCCCCGCAAACCGCTTGCACTCGTCAGCGGTGTGGTCGTTGCTCATGACATGCTCCAAATCAGAAGGCCAAGGGTAAGAAGCCCGGCTACAGCCATGACGGCGTAGATGGGGCCGGCGTAGCTCTCCATTCGCCGGTACTTGCCGCAGGTGCAGGGCATGCGGTTCTGGTTGCAGTTGCACTCAGAGCCCAGCTGGCGTTTCGGGTCGTGGCTCATGAAATCCGCCTCCACACGTTCGGGTTGTTCAGGTTCTCCCGGCTCTGGTAGGTGCTGCGCTCGTCCAGGCCTTTCAGCTCGCAGCTGCCGGCCACTTCAAGCTCCAGCACGTAGCGCTTGCCGGTGGGGATGTGCAGATAGCGCTCCTTGCAGAGCGCGTTGATGCGTCGCACGGTGGGCGATTCGGCCATGGAGGTCATGCCTGCCGAGCCTCCGAGTAGTGCAGCCAGGCGATGAACTCGTTGGCGCCGGGGAGCAGGTCGAGCGAGCGATAGATCGGAATGCGCAGCTCATCGGCCCGGCGAATCTCGGCCTGGGCGCCCTCGCTGGTTTCCCAGCCCGGTACCAGCACCAGGGCATCGCAGCGGGTCATCAACTCCAGCGTCCCGCGCAGCCAGTAGTCGTCGCCAAGCTCCGGCGCGTAGTGGTCGAGGTGGCTGGTGTTGCTGTGCGGGATAACCGGGTACCAGCCGAGGCGGGCAGCGGCCAGGCCTACCTGGCGAGCAGCAGCAATGTTCTGGGCAATACCTGCCCGGTCCGGCGCGCGGTAGCGGCCAGCTACATAGAGAAGCGGGGTCATGGCTATTCCTCGCGCCGGGCGGCGCTGTCAGTTCGGATTGCAGCGTTTGCAGCCGCAGGGGTAGGGCAGGCGGGTGTCGCGGCAGATGGGTTGGAGCGGGGTCATGCGGCCTTAGCTCTGTTCAGCCACTGCTTGCGCATCAGGGCTCGGTGGCGCAGGCAACGGAATCGCCTGCCGTCTCCGACAGGTATCTCTGGCACAAGGTTTGCTAGGTCTTCGGGCAAGCGGCCAAAGTAATAAAGGTGCTCGCCATCGGATGCCCACTCGGGCTGGGCGGTCGCCCATTCCCTGGCTGCAAGGCAGACGGAGCAGGTCTTGAAGGAGTCCATTTGGCCATCCCAAGATCCAGAGCAGAGCTGATACTGCTGGCCTGGATTGATGTAGCCATTGCACTCGCAGCAGCGGTGAACCTTGCGGGCCGAACGGACGCAAGTGGTTTGGAAGTCGGGCATGACTTCTCCTCGCCAGTTGGCGTGAATGTGGTCTAGGGTTTGGGTTCACCCGCCGACCGCGCATCGGGCAAGGATGGCGGTTGGGCAGGGGTGTGCTCAGGCGAACATGTCGGGGATGGACTGCATCACTGCTTTTCGTCCGTGAGGCAGCACCTGGTAGGCGCGGCGTAGGATGAAGATTTCGTCCTGCCCCAGGTTGTAGATGTTGAAGCCTGCCATTCCTGGCGTGTACTTGTGGCCGAGCAGGCGCCCACCGACCAGCCGGTAGCCGTTGAAGTAACTGGTTGCGTTTCGGTCTGTCGTCTTGGCCTCGATGCTGATGGCATCCCAGGCTTCGTACACCCGCACTACGCGAAGTGGATGGCCGCTTGTGTTGTCGCGGATCGTATCGCCAGGCCTCGGCAGCGCGCTGATTGGCTGCTCGCCTTCAGGGCCGCGCACTTGCATGACGTAGGCCCACAGCTCTGGTTCTTCCAGCTTTAACCGGGCCTCGGTGTTGCGGTAGTGCTGGTCATAATCGAAGGCGTTCAGCAGTTCGTTGTTCTCACGAATGCTTGGGCGGCGCATGGCTATGCCCTCGACAGGCGCTTGAGGCGTTCTTCCCGATCGCTGCTGATCTGGGCAATCTCTCCGCCAACCTTGATGAAGCTCGGGAGAGCGGCTCCCTCGCTTGCGGCGTAGACGGCGGCCTCGGTTTTCATGATCTGGACTATCACGTCGGCTGCCTGCGTCATGGCCTTGGCCTTGTCGATGCTGACTGCCCCACTCTCGATGCCGTCCATGAGCCGGCCCATGCGGTCGATCAGATCAAGCTGGTTCTTCATTGCTGCTGTCCTCAATGGTGCGCTTGAGCTTGGCCAGGGTGCGGATGGCGTGCTTCAGCTCGGGCGGGTAGCGGTGGATTGAGTTGCGCCGGCAGTTTTCGGCGCGGCTGATGAGTTCCAGATTCTCGATCTGGAAGTTGCGCCGGTTTCCATCCTTGAACACCACCAGGTGGCCGGCTGGCCTCGGGCCGTGGTGCTCCTCCCATATGATTTCGTGCACTGACTGCCAGCGCTTGTGCAGCGGGCCGTCTGCGCGAATCTTGCGCTGGAGGATGCCGTCTTCGGTGATGCGCTCATGGCCTACAGGCTTTTCCAGCTGGGCTGCTCTGCCGTTGACAGTGCCCGCTTTGAAGCGTGTCTCGGCAGAGCGACCTCCCGCCTTCCAGCCCTTCAGGCCTGCGTTCCAGGAGGCATGACCTTTTTTGAACCTGTGCTCGGCGCCCACGTTGTCGCCTTTCCGAAGGCGGCAGGCGTGCTCGCTGGCGAGGTATTCGGCAGAGCGGGACAGGCCGAGGGCCGCGGCCTTGCTGTAGATGGCGCGCTCCGCCCGACCGAAGCGCCTCACCAGTTCGGGCATGGGTGTGTCCGGGTAGAGCAGGGTGAGGAGCTGCTGCTCATCTTTGCTCCACTCGCGCCGCTTGCTGGTTGGTTTGGCAGTGGCCTGCTGCGCCATGGCCCGATCCAGCGCTGCCTGGGCAATGGGAGACAGGTTTGTCATGTTCTGCTGTCCCTATGTCGTTGAAGATGTCGAGCTGGGCGGCCTGGCACTCGGCTGGGCCGTGGGGCAGGAGCTTTGCTGTGAGGTAGTCCGCTAGTCGCTCACTATCCCAGTCCGTTACGTCAGTCCAGTCGGGGTGTAAGTGCGCCTTCTCGGTCGGGTGTAGCCACCGGCCTTCCTGCCTGTCTGGACTGATGCAGAAGCGGTGGCCTTGGTCGCGCAGGTTCATAGCCGCAGATCGTCCCAGGCTCGTCCGACGAGGTTTCGTAGGTATCCCAGGTCATTCAGTAGCCCCTGCAGCCTTGCCTCTGGGCTCGCCACCATCGACTGATTCATCAGTGCCTGCTTGGCGATGCGAAGAATTTCGTTGGTGCGCTCGCGGTTGTGCTCCATGCGGCGCAGCATGTCGTCTACCTGGCGCTTGGCGATCACTACCTTCTCCGCGAGGCTCAGCTTGTGTCTGATCAGCTCTTCGTCGTCGCCTTCGTCGTAGTCGTCGCCAAGCTGCTCAGCAGCGAGCGCCCTGATGTGTTGCTCTTCCGCCAGAAGGAGCAGGTACTCCTCGCGGTCGTTATCCGGCTGGATGGCGGTTCTGATTTCGCTGGGCGACAGCGTGCGGCAGATGACCGGAACGCCTTTGCGGCCGATCAGTGCGGATGAGTGCATGGCTTTCTCCAGATCGAGCGATGCCGTCCCGCTGGACGGCTTGCTGTGTGTGGGGTTATGCGGCCGCTTGTTGGCGCCAGGCGCCGGCGGCTTCGAAGATGGCGGCGGCTTGTGGCTCGGTGAGGGATACCGCGTTGGGGATGGCTATCCAGCCGGAGCCGGCCAGGTGCTGCGGGTTGCAGGTGGCGAGCAGGGCCTTGTAGGTGGCTTCGATGACGTCATCGAGGTGCGCGGCCTTGTAGATGCCCTGCGGTGCGATCTCCTGGCTCTTGTAGTAGTGCTGGCCGCCTTGGTCGATGCAGAAGCCGGACAGGTAAATGGTCCATTGGTGCGCGTAGTCGCACACGGCATCAGCGATGCGCTTGCTGGGTGGGATGCTCTTGAGGTTCTTCCAGTTGAGCATGCCCTGCCGGCCGCTTGGATCGAGGTTGACCACGGCAACGTGGTTGCTGCGCAGGACCGCGCCGCAGGCTTTGGCCATACGGGCGTGCATGTTGTGCGGTTTGCGTTTGCTCATGTTGCCTACCTATTGCTCGCTGGCGTCCAGCTGGGCGGCTGCCAGCGCCCCGGCACTGTGCAGGCGGCGCGCTACGCTGGCGCTGATGGTTATTTCGTGGCGCGGCACGGCGAGCAGTGGCGCCGATCCGTGCTGGCCAAGGGCGTGGGCGTTGAGGATGAGCAGGCTCATGGCTTCGGCCATGCTGCTGAGGCCGTGCCAGGCCATGAGGTCGGCCAGCTGTTGGCGGGTGCCGGGCGGTGCCGGCAGGCGTAGATCCTCGATGCCCTTCTGGCGGCGGCGCTCGGCGGCTTCGGCCGAGCGTTGCTGGGTGCTTTTCGCGCTCATTGGCGTGGCTCCCTGGCTGGCCAGGTGATGCCGCCCCGCTGGCAGAGCGCCTTGAACATCCGCCCACCCAGCCCGCACGTGCGCAGGGCGCTGCGTTCGCTCAGGCCGATTGCCTGCAGGCTACGCAGGCGCTCGATGTGGCGCTCACAGGTGGCGGCGCCCAGGTTGCTGAGGGTCAGGTTGATGACACCATCGTCGCGCCCGTCGCGGAAGCGGAAGCCTTCGACCTCGGCCAGGCGCTGGAGCACCTTGCGGCCAATGCCTATTTCGCGGGAGGCCTGGGTGACGTTCATGCGCTGGGCGAGGGCCTTGATGCTGGCAATCTCGGTCGGGGTGAAGCGCCGGGCGGCGATGCTGCGGAAGGTGAAGCCATGGTCGCGGGCAAAGTCGCGCAGGGTTTGCGCGGCAATGCCCTTCATCTCGCTAACCTCCTGGGCGCTGTGGTTGATGCCCAGCTCCCGCAGCTCGTCGCGCATGCTGAGCAGCTGCCGGTATTCGGGCAGGCCTCGGCTTCTGTTGCTCGGCGCCTTGGCTGCCGTGTAGCGCCTAGGTGGCAGCGGGGCGATGCCCTGGAAGCCGGGCAGTACCTGCACACGCCCGCCGGCGGCGAGGAAGTGTTCTACCTGCTGCTGCAGGCGCTGTTCGTGGGCACTCATGCCGACACCTGCGGGCGCTCGCCGCGCTCCAGTTGGTCGGCCAGCCAGCGGGCTTCGCGGTAGCTGCGGCGGAAGCCCAGCACGCGGCCGGTGCCCAGCTCGACCACGCGCACCATGCCGCGCCCGGTGTCGACCACCTGGGTGCGGTAGGGCTGTTGCGCAGGAGCGGCACGGCGCTCTTCGAAAGCAGCGCGGGCCTGGTGGGCCAGCTGCAGGGTTTGGGCGAGTTCCAGGATGCTTTCCCGGGCCATGGTGAGCATGTTCATGGGGCACCTCGTTTGGTTGCGTGCATAGGTCGCCGCCCTGGCCGGAAGCAGACACTTCCGCAAGGTCAGCCGGCAAAGGCGGCGGCGTATGGATGCTGATGGGAGGGTGTATCGGGGAGCGGCCTGGCCAGCGGCTGGACACCCATGCCGCACCGCCAGCCATGCCGTTCTCCGATCCACCCTCGCGGTTGGACGGCCTGCTTTTCGCCCCGGCGCAGGTACCGGTGTAGGAGGTGCTGGAAGACCTTGGCTGGAAGCGCTTGCTACCCAGGAAACCACTTGGGACCGCCTGGGATTGCTCTGTCGGCCAGCGTGCCGCGACCGCCTCCCGTTTGCCGGGCAACCGGCGACCCGCGAGAGGGCGGGTGATTCAGTCGAGCTGGATGTTGGCTTTGCCTGGTTCGCGGATGGCCTTGTGCAGCTCACGCTGCAGCTGGCCGATGGCCCAGGTAGTGGCGAGGATGGCCGCCTCGCGGCAGGTCGCGCCGTCGACCTCGAAGCCTTCGACGCGAATCTCACCCTTCGTGACGGTGATGGTTCCGGTGCGCCTGATGCGCATGGGGGCTACGTTGTTCATTGCGCTCTCCAGTTGTGCATCCCAATGCGCCCTGTTTCCAAGGCGCATCAGTGATGCTGTCGCTCATCAAGGCGCCATGTTGCCCGCTGCTGATTGCAGGGCATGGGCTTGCTTGTGTGGCTGCGGGGCTTCCTGTTCACGCCGCTCGATCAGCGTTGCGGCGTGGTCATCGGTCAATACAACCTGCTGCGTACAGCCCCTGGCGCCGATTGATGTAGGCACACAGCAGGAGGTAAGGCGCTCCTCATAGCCGAGGCTCAGAGCACTATTCGATTCGGTTTTACTCGCCACACCGTCCGGGTCATTCGCGCGGTTCGGTCAGCACCTCGCACTGTCCTGCAGCATCCTCAGTTCGCTTACGGATCAGTGCGCCGGTCGCCGTCAGGCGTGGCGTTTGTTGCTTCCCCTGGATTCATTTTGCCCGCCAGGAGACCGCTCGGGCTGCCTCGCCGGTTGCCCGGCTAGCTGTTCATGGCGCTGGTTGTTAAAGAGCGGTGGCCTGGTGGCGTGCCGGTGTTAAGCGGCGTGAAAAGAACATTAACCGCCGGTTTCTTTGTGGTCAATACCGGCGGTTAATTAAATTTGCTCAGATTGCCCTTGATGAGGCTTGGCCTAAATTGGAATACTGTATATGCGTACAGCAAAAGGAGGGCGTATGGCCAAGCAGAAAGCGCAGCAGCAACCCCGTGAACTGACCGCCCTGGAGAAGCTGGGGCTACGGGTGAGCGCGATGATCAACTCGCCGAAGGCGCAGTTGGACAGGCAGGTGACGATTCACCGGATGGACACTGATCCGGACGAGGCCTGGCAGGCGGTGCTGGATTTGCTGATGGAGGAGGATGCGCTGGAGGTGACGCTGAACGACGACGGTTCGGTGACGCTGAGGTGGGCGTTGGTCGGGGAGGGTGACCAGGTGGTGGAGGAGGGAGAGCTGGTGGCGGTGGAGGGGGAGGCGCCGTTCTGACGCTTCTTTGCTCAGTCAGCTGTTAAAGCTGCTCGAGTTCTACGGAGGTTTTCCGAGAATGCGGTGAAGGTTTCGGTGAATTTCCTGATCAAGGGATCGTTAGCTGGACGGCCGGGGCGACCTTGCTGTTGAAAATCAGCCCCGGTCATTTCCATTTTCAGATCGAGCGCATGGCGCCAAGCGTCTGCCCAAAGGAGATCGCGATTCCTGTCGCACTCACCTGACAGGGTCTTCAGGTGATGAAGTAGCATAAGCCCCTCCTTGGCTGCTGTTCCCTCTGGGAACAGCCAGTATGCAGCCGCTGTTGTCCTGATTTCGCCCAGCGCAGCTTCAATTGCATCAAGGCGAGCAATCTTATGTGCCAGTTGCTCTCTCTTTTGCGCTGCGTTATCGGTTCGAGACTGCTTGTAAAGCGTCCAGCCGGAAACGATCAGCGCAATCCAGGCAGGAATGTCTCCAAAATCCATAAATTTAGGAGGCCCGAGCACGATCGATGTGAAGCCAAATCTCGTCAATCAAGCTCGGTTCCTCATTCGAGATGAAACGCAGCTTTTGGTGCAACTGCTGAGAGGAAAAGCGACGATTTCTGACCAAGCCACCGAAGGCCTCTTCCAAGAATGAGGATCCATAACCCATTGCCCCATCCAGATCTATCTCAACCAGGTCATGCTGCTGCAATAGCGGAATCAAAAGGTCTTCTCGGAAGACCTCGCCGGAAAAGTTGCCGTCAGCACGGTACCTACCCGCTGGGTATTCGCTGAACCGTTCAGTGACTACTAGGCGTGCCACGCTCATTTTCTGCTACCTGCGAAACGGAAAGGGGTATAGACCATTGCACGACGGTGCCCATTATAGAGCGTTTATAGCTCAGTTCGCGGGCATCAGTACTATCCTCCCGATAGTCGAAACGAATGCCACCGGCGTTGCTGTGCACCGTTAACAAACCGCCCAGATCCATCGCTGCGGCGGCAATATTTCTGAGACCCTTGCCTCGATGGTCCTGTTCAGTTCTTGTTCTTCCGATTTCGAAAGCCCTACGAACCATACGCATGTCTTTCTTGCCCTTGGAGACAGCAAGGGTAACTAGGTCACCAGCTTCCTCAGACCAGCTACGCGGCAGGCTCCTAGGGATGCCTATACCGAGGTCACAGAAGTTGACATGCAACCAATCGTCCAGGACCTCGGCAAACATCCACCACCTCCTGGCATCAGCTTCGGCGATGCCGCTAAGACGGTCCCCTCGGGCTTCGATGTAGGCGTGGTGGATCGAGTTGTCCATCGCCTCTTCAACGCCTACAACAATTTTTCTGAACGAGCTCGGGATCTGCTTCTTAATGCCCTTCAATATTGGGTCAGCTTGGATCGGATCAACCTCTATCCCTGTAGCAAATCGCCAGTGGTAGACATCTCGGTCAGCCTCCGTTACCTCCAGGCGGTGATCCTTTTGGAGAAGCCGCAGTAGGCCAATCTGCTGAAATACCTTCTCAACGTTCTCATCCTTTGGATAGGTGCACGTCAGGTCACATCGCCCATGCAGGCTTCTCACAAGACGATCAACCTCAGCTACCAGGAGCAGGGTTCCGCAGCTATGGACTTTTTTGGTCCGCTTGAAGTTGATGATTAGCTTCTTGTTTCGAAGGGCTTCCTTCCGGAGGTTCCTCAGAAAGCGTGCCATCTCTAGGTGACACTGTGGACTCAGCAGGGCCAGCTTTTCAGGAGCAAACAGTTCCAAGGGCCTAGGCTTTTTCGTGTTACTTGAGGTGACCCTTTTCTTGACTGGCCGATGGCGCAGGCGTTCGTTCAGTCGGTTGCGTGATGTGCGGATGAGCCTTAGTCGTCCCTTTTCGCTCAATCGCTTCATACGAGCCTCTCCTTGAAGGCCTTGGATGCATGACCCACCACTCAGCTCTATAGCTTCTGGGCGTTCCACACCAGCAAGACCCTGGCATGAATGGCGACCTCGTCGGTATTGACGACGCGGTCCTTGTGTTTGGGGTTGTCGGAGATCAGCTCCAGCTTGCCGTCGCCGGCGCTCTGCAGGCGCTTGATGTAGAGCATGCCGTCCCAGGTGATGACGTAGACGCCGTCGCCGATAAAGTCGGTGACGCCGCGGTCGACGATGACCGGGTCTTTGTCCTGGATGGTGGGCGCCATGGACTGACCCCAGCCGCTGATGATCGCCAGGTTGGCTGGCGAGGTGTAGTCCAGGCCCAGCTTCTCCAGCTGCGGCGCGCTGACCACCACGTTGCGCATGAAGTCGGTGTAGTCGGCCGGCACCTGGCCGTGGCCCATTGAGCCGCGCACGTCGTACTGGGGGATCAGGATCTCGTCCGGCTTGAGGCGCGAACCGGAGAAGTCGGCGGCGATGACGTTGCCGGTTTTCGACTCTGCCAAACTGTCCGTAACGGCTTGAAGCAAACGCTCTTGCGCCTGTCCGGTAAGGGCCTTTCCATGCTTCTGCAGCATCATCATTACCTGAGCAGCCGCTGACTCCTTTGCAGTGCTCTGGCCGTACTGCTTTTCCTGAATAACAGCCCCCGAGATCGTCTCAATCTCCTGCGCGAGACGAGGGCTGAATTTACCTACAGGCTCCCCGATCAGCCGAGAAAGGACGGCTGCGAACTTTGCATTTAGAGGATTCACGCCGTTCAGATACATGGCGACGCCGGCCGGAGACATCTCTGCGGCCTCTGCCAGCTTTGCCTGGGTGAGCCCTAATGCATTCTTCCGAGCGATGAAGAGGGCCTTGGCCGCGTCGCACTCGGCTTTCAGCTCGGGTGAAAGTTCTTTCTTCTTGGTCATGGGTGCCAATGTAAACCGACGGTTAATGGATGTGCGTCAACCGCCGGTGTTGTTGTTTGGGTAACCGCCGGTTAATATCTTCGGCATGGATTCACCATTGAGGCCATGAGATGAAGAAGACCCCCTTGTCCGAGCTAGTTGATGCGCGCGGCCAAGCTGCAGTGGCAAAGGCTCTCGGAGTGAGCCCTCCAGCCATTGCAAAAGCTCTCCTCGCAGAGCGCGCCATCAACGTCACTGAACACGACGACGGCACCCTCACTGCGGAGGAAGTTCGGCCGTTCCCATCGCAACCAGCCAAGCAACCCAGCGCCGCATAACCCCGCGCCACGTTTTGGCGCGAGCTGAAACGTGGCGCGCAACCAGAGGGACAAGCCGAGGCGGCGGGGTTCCGACCTTTACAGCCGGGCGCGCGGGCCAGTTGCCGGCGCGGCGGTAGAGCAAGAAGAAGGGGGCGGGTGTGTCCATGCCTCCACGATAACGACAGGAGCAGAGCATGAAACCGTCCAACCTTCGACACCCCTCCATGACCCGCGACCAGGTGCTGGTGGCGCATGCCGCCGAGATGATCGCGCGTACCTCGTTCAGCACGCCGCGTTTTGCGGAGGCGCTGGCCGGCCAGCTGCAGGCCCTGGCGCCGATGCGGGCTGCCGATGCGGGCGTGCCGGACTTTGCCGCGCTGGCGGCCGCCGGCGATTCCACGCCTTTCCTGAGAGCCTCCGCCGCTTGGCTGAAGCGGGTGCAGCGCTGGCTGGATGGAGAGGTGGATTTGCCGAGCTGGCTGGAGGAGGCCTGGGTGCAGGCGCTGGAGCCGGAGTACAGGGAGCGCTGCCTTGCTGAGCTGGCGCAGCGGCACGGGTTGCTGGCGGTGCGGCCGCAGGATGGCGCAGGGGTGACTGCGTCCAAGGTGTTCGGCCAACTGATCGCCCGACTTGGGCATGCGGTGGAGCAGGGCAGCGAGGTGCTGGCTGACGGGCAGATTGATCTGCAGGACCTGCCGCTGCTGCCGGCGCTGATCGAGCAGCTGTTGGCAGTGGAGAGCCGGGCCTGCGAGCTGCGCCGGTTTGCCGAGAACGTGCGCGATGGAGGGCCGCTGCGTGTGGTGGCTGGCTGATTCGCAGGCACAAAAAAGCCCGGTGGCAGCCGGGCTTCTTCAACAGCATTACCTATACGAGGTGCGCTGAGTATGAACCAACTGATGATGACCAACAAGGCGCTCACCATGACCAGTGAGCAGCTGGCCGAGCTGCTGCAAATCGAGCACAACGAGTTCCGCAAGAAGGCCAATGCGCTGGCCGGGCGCGGGCTGTTGGAGTTTCGGGAGGAATCTTCCCATAACCCCCTCGGCGGCCGGCCGCGGCTGGTGATGCACTTCGACAAGCGCAACAGCATGGTGATTGCGGCCAAGCTGAACGACCAGTTGCTGGCTGCAGTGGTAGACCGCTGGATTGAGCTGGAGAGCGCCGGGCCCGAGATACCCCGCACTCTGCCGGAGGCCCTGCGCCTGGCGGCCGACTTGGCGGAGCAGAACAACCAGCTGCGGCTGGTGGTGAACGAGCAAGCGCCGAAGGTGGAGGCGCTGGAGCGCATTGCCGATGCCAGTGGCTCGATGTGCCTGACCGATGCGGCCAAGCACCTTGGCGTGCAGCGCAGCCGGCTGATCGAGTGGATGCGCCTGAATCGCTGGATATACCGGCGTGAAGGCTGCGCCCGCTGGCTGGCTTACCAGCCGCGCCAGGCGGCCGGCCTGCTGGATCACAAGGTGACGCTGATCGGCCTGGATGAGGGCGGTGAGCAGCGCTTGGCCAGCCAGGTGCGCGTGACGCCTAAGGGCCTGGCGGTGCTGGCGCAGCGCATTGGAGGTGCCCTGTGAAGCGGCCATCCTTCCAATTCTACCCCGCTGACTGGCGCAACAACGCGAAGCTGCGGCGCTGCTCTTGGGGGGCACGCGGCGTGTGGATTGAGCTGATGGGGCTGATGCATGACAGCGACGAATATGGTGTTTTGCGCTGGCCTTTGAAGCAAATTGCCCAGGCTTTGGGCTGCCCTTTGAAGCTGCTGAATGAGCTTGTTGAGTGCGGCGTTTTGTATGGCGCGGAAAAGGGCGAGTGCGAGCCGTTTGTGTACACCCCGCGTAGTGGTCGCCGCGATGGTGCTCCGGTGGTGCTGGTGCCCGCGCAGCAAGGCCCGGTGTGGTTTAGCCCGCGCATGGCGCGTGATGAATATGTGCGCACCGTGCGTGGCGAAAACACCCGCTTTAGTGAGGACCAGAACCCGAAAAAACCTTCACCAAAGGTGGGGTTAGGTGCTGGCAAAGGTGAAGCACCAATCCAGCGGCAAGGTGACGGCTCTACATCTTCTTCTTCATCTTCATCTTCTACTACGGTAGCTAACGCTACCTCCGTAGACGCCCGGAAGCGGTTCGAGATGTTCGCGCAGTGGCAGCCGGACGAGGTGAACCTGAGCGCCCAGCTGCGCATGCAGGGGGTGGCCTCTGAGGGGCTGACCGCCGAGCTGGTGAGCGAGTTCGTGTCGTTCTGGATGACCAAGGATCTGGCAGACAACCAGGGCGGCTGGTGCCACAGGCTGGTGAAGTGGGTGAAGGCTTGCGGTGTGCGAGCTGAAGCCGCTCAGGCCGCCGGCAAGCCTCTCGATCAGCAGACCGATGACTGGGCAGGCCAGGGGGTGATGCTGTGAGCGACGAGCGCAAGCCGCCGAAGGACGCCGCCGATGTGGCGAAGGGCATCAACCCCGACAACCTGCCGAGCATTCAGCGCCCCGCACCGCAGGTGGTGCAGGTGGACGACCAGACCCGCTCGGTGGTCGATGAGATTTTCGAACGACTCAAGGCTCACTTCCCGGCTTGGAAGCAGGCTTGGCCGACCCAGGCCGAGCTGAACACGGCGAAGCGTGAGTGGTTGGCCGAATTCATGCGGGCCGGCATCCGCTCGCTGGACCAGATCCAAGCTGGGTTGCGGCAGGCGGCCCGCGACCGCAGTGCTTTCGTGCCGGCTCCTGGCGTGTTTGTGGACTGGTGCTTTTCGCCGGAGGCCTTCGGCCTGCCTGACGTGGAGAAGGCCTATCGAGTTGCTATGCGCAACACCCACCCCGCCCAAGCCGGCTGCGCCCGCTGGCTGCATGCCGCGATCTATCACGCTGCCGTTGCCGCAGGGTATCTGAACCTGCAGCGCCTGGAGCGGAAGGCAGGCATGGAGCTTTTCCGCCGCAAGTACCTGGAGCAGTGCCGCCGTCTTGGGCGCGGCGAGGAGCTGCCGCCAGCGCCGATCGCTGCCTTGCCTGCGCCGCTGCGTAAGGGGTCGCCTGCAGTTGCCAGCCAGGCCCTTGCCGGCATACGCGAAAAACTGGGGGTGAGGCGTGGTTGAGCGCTGCGACTGCCTGAATGACTGCGGCGATGACCGCCGTGTTGCTCAGTATCTGGTTGAGCCGTGCGAGTACCGGATGGAACGCGCGCTAAGGCAGAAGGCTGAGCTTGAGGCCGAGGTCGGTATGAGGTTGGACGCAGCTCGCTGGCGCGCCTTTCGGGAGGCGGGATTGCCGAACGGCCTTGGTGTGTATGGGGCTGAGTTGGATGCTGCTGTGGATGAGTTGATCCGTGACGAGCTGGAGGTGGTGCGTGGTTAGGTCGGGGTTCGATTTGCAGTACGGGCAGCGGGTGGCTTTGCTCGGCAATGGCGAGCTGGAGCAGATGGCCGCCAAGGCGCTTGGGCTGGTGGTGGCCTGGCGCGAGGACCTGCAGCAGTTCGAGGTGGTGAGCGGCCGCTGGCCGCGCGCGGTGTTCGGCCCGCTGGACAGCGATGCGGACGCCTTCCTGCTGCCGTGCAGGCTGCCGGACATGCCGGTGGGGCTGATCCTGCGGCGTGCGCATGCGGCGTTCAACCAGGTGGAGCTGATCCCGGCCTACGTGCGCCGCAACCTGGTGCTGGCAGCGGCTGAGCGTTCGCTGGCGACCGAGGCGGAGCGGGTTGCGTATGGCTGGTGAGCGCCGGCAGGGCGCCCAGGTGCTGCGCACTGTGGGGCAGGTGGTGGGTTGGTGGTGTGAGCGGTTGGAGGTGAACCGCTCGGTGAGTGCGAGCTACAAGGCGACGATGCAGAGCCTGGCACGCCGGCAGGTGGCGCCGCGGCTGGGCAAGGTGACGCTGAAGCAGCTGGACCGCGCGACGGTGGACGACCAGCTGGTGTGGCCGATGCAGGCCGAGGGGCTTTCCCCGCACACCGCGCACAAGGCCCTGCAGGTGCTGCTGGCGGCGCTGGAGCTGGCGGCCAGGCAGAAGCGCATCGAGCGCAACCCGCTGGCGGGGGTGAGCTTCAAGGACTTCTGGTCCGGCAAGCTGCAGCCGAAGCCGGCCGGGCTTTTGCCGGTGGCGGTGTCGACGCTGTTGCCGAAGCTGTGCGAGGCCTTCGACCGGCAGCCGGTGGTGGTGATGCTGGTGTTGACGATGCTGGCGCAGGGCAACCGCATCGGCGAGACATGCCTGGCGCGCCGGCAGCACATCAGCCTGATCGACAGGCTCTGGATCTTCCCTGCGCAGAACACGAAGACCGGCGAGGAGCTGGTGGTGCCGCTCACCGAGCAGATGTGTGCGCTGCTGACGCGGTACTGGCAGGCGCTGCCGGCGGCGCGGCAGGGCAGCCCGTGGGTGTTCCCGGGGGTGAACGGCAAGCCGTTGAGCGCGAAGCAGGCGAGCGCCCTGATCAAGGAGCTGAGCGGCGGGGAGTGGACGAGCCACGATCTGCGCAAGCTGGCGCGCACGGTGTGGGCCGAGATCGGCATCGACTACCTGGTGGGGGAGATGCTGCTGAACCACTCGATGGGCACGCTGGCGAAGACCTACATCCGCACGACCGCTGACCAGCTCCGCCGGCAGGCGCTGGAGCAGTGGCATGCCTGGCTGGATGCGCGCGGGTTCGCCGCTGCGCATGGCCTGAAAAACGAACAAAGCGGAATTTCCTCGGATGCGGCCTAGCCCAATAGCGGCAGGGCTTGTGGGCGTTTCGGGGATTTCTACCAGAGGAAGATCAGGAAAAGGCGGGGGAGGGTTGAGGCGATGATCTATCCGAGTGTTCTGAGTGCAGTGGTGGCGGCGTTGGCGGCCGAGGCGATGGGCACGGCCACCACGGTGACCTGGCTGGGCAGTGGTGGGCAGAGCAGCCAGCGGGGCATGACTCGGCAGCAGGCCGATTGCTGGGTGCATGCCCGCCTGCACAGCCAGCTGAAGCCGCGGCACTGGCATGCGCTGGTGGCCCGGTACAGCACGCATCGCGGAAAGAAGGTGCAGGCGATCAGCGCCCTGGTGCCGATCGTGGCCACGCCTGCGCCGCACCTGTTCCTGTCGAAGGCGGTAACGGCCTGGGCCATTCCGAAGCTGAAGGGGAAGCAGGGCAAGCGCTCGACCGACCTGATCGTGCTGCCGGACGAGTTCTACAACATGAACCTCTGGGACAACCAGGGCCTGAACCGCAGCACCTACTGGCGCTGGAAGGCCGGCATCGAGGAGGCGTTGGACGAGTGCGTGAAGGTTGGGCTGCGGGAGGCTGAGGTGATCCTGCGGGCCGAGGGTGTGCTGTTTGAAGATGCCGCTTGACTTGCCTGCAACAACGCAACATGATCTTCCCATCCTGTTGATCTTGCGCCTGCAGGATTGACTACCAGACAGAAGCCCAGCCATCGAGCTGGGCTTTTTCGTTTCTGCTCCGCGCAGCTCTCCCCAGACTGCGCCCTCTGCCGGTGACCCTGCCGGCGTTTTATTCGAGAGAGAACCCGATGGAACCGACATCGACCGCGATTGGCGCATTCCTCGCCAAGTACGGCGCAGTGTTCTTCGGCTTTGTTGGGTCGATTCTGTCTCTGTCGTTCCTGAAGGATCTGACCCGCAAGCAGGCGGCTATTGCTGTGCTCACCGGGTTTATTGCATCCCAGGCTACCGGCCCATTGGCTGTTGCGTACTTCGAGCTGCCCGCTGACGTTGAGTCAGGCTATGGGGTGGCGTTCCTGATCGGCCTGCTGGCCATGAACCTGATCCCTGCAGTGAAGGCTGCCGCCATCCGCCTGCTGGGCATGTGGGGGGCTTGATATGTCTTCCGTACTTGCTGGCATGGATGCAGCTCTCTGTGCGCTGATCTTGCTGGCTGCGATGGACTATCTGCGCGCCACATACATACTGCGTCACCCGGTTGCCTGCATCGCAGTCTACATGGTCGCTATCGGGGCCTTCGGCATTCTGTTGGGCTTAGTAGATGGCAGAGTCCCATCCCCTTGGGCTGTCCTGCTGCACTTGGGCATCGTGGTGCACGCTGCCACGCACTACCAGGACATGATCGAGCGCGACTGGCAGTGGAGTGGGCGCGAGCGCCGCGGCCAGCCGAAGACATGATCAGCGTGACGTTCAGCGGACTGCGGGAGCGCCTGCAGACCCTGGATCGCCTGGAGCGTGAGCAGCTGCCGTTCGCCGCCGCCCTCGCGCTGACCCGCACTGCACAGGTGGTCGCAGGTGATCTGCGCATGCAGATGCAGGTGGTGTTCGACAGGCCTACACCGGCCACCCTCGACAGTCTGTTCATCCAGCCTGCCACCAAGCAGAAGATGGAGGCCCGTGTCTGGATCAAGGATGGGCTCAGCTCAGGAGCTGGTGGCCAGTTGGTGGGCAGGCAGGGTGCATGGGGCAAAGGCAGGGCAGCTATCAAGTGGCTGACACCAGAGGTGTTCGGTGGCCCGCGAGACGACAAGGGTATTGAGGCGCTGCTCAGGCGGCGTGGTGTGCTGGGCCAAGGTCAATACGTGATGCCGGGCGACAAGCTGCCGCTCGACCAGTACGGCAACGTGAGCCGAGGCCAGCTGAACAAGATCCTCTCGGGCGCCAAGCTGTTCACCCAGGAGGGCTACAGCGCCAACGCCACGGGAAGCAGGCGCAGCCGAGCCAAGGGCAATGGCAATCGCTACTTCGTCATGTACGACAGGAACCGCAAGCCGTTCGCTGTGGCTGAGAGAACAAGCACAGGGCGGGCTGGACTGCGCGTCGTGCTGGCCTTCACTGGTCGACCCTCATACCGCAAGGCACTGGACTGGTTCGCCATCGCAGAGCGATCGGCAGAGGCCGCGCTAGCTATCGAGTTCGAGAAAGCCATGGCTCAGGCGCTGGCTACGAGGCGTGGTCGATAGGCTTGGCCTATGGCTTTGGGTCCTCCCCGGTGGGGTGGCCTATGAGGGTAATTCGAGCCTCGCCTTTCCACTATGTATGAGGTTTTTCCGGAGGTTGGTTGTTGTTTAGTCATGGCCAAGAACGAAACAACCAGGCAGCCGGGATGGTTAAACAAATCCGAGATGGCCAAAAGTCTCGGTATTTCCCCGCAAGCCTTTGAGAAATGGGGCGTCGAACCGATTACCCGCATCGGTCGAGAGGCGTTCTACCGAGTGCAGGACGTACTGCAAAACCGCGTCGAACATGCTCTGCGGAAGCAACAACCTGACGACCCCGATGGTGAAGGTTCTGATCGCCAGATCGAGAAGGAGCTGCTGAAGGAGCGCCTGAGACTGACAACAGCTCAGGCAGATGCTCAGGAACAGAAGAACCGGGTCAACGAGAAGGTCCTCGTGCCGGTGACGTTTGCCACCTATGCGCTGGCCAAGATCGCCGCCCAGATCGGCTCGAAACTGGAGACCGTGGGGAAGACCGTGAGCCGTCGGCACCCGGAGATCGATCCGCTGCTGCTGGAAACCATGGAGCGGGAGATCGCCCTGGCGCGGAACATCGCCGCGCAGTTCGGCGACTACCTCCCGGAATACCTCGATGAGTATCTCGCAACCCTGGATCCGTGACCTCGGCAAGGCGGTCAGTCTTGGGCTGCAGTCGCTCTACAAAGAGCCCCCGCTGACGGCGGTAGAGTGGGCGGACAAGCATTTCTACATGTCGTCGGAGTCCTCGTATAACGAGGGCAAGTGGACGACTGACCCGTTCCAGATCGCCATCCTCAACGCGATGGGCAACGACCTGATCGCGGTCGTGAATTTCGTGAAGTCGGCGCGGATCGGCTACACCAAGTTGCTGCTGGCCAACATCGGCTACAAGGTCCAGCACAAGCGCCGCAACGTCATGATGTGGTCGCCGACCGACCCGGACGCCGAGGACATCAGCAAAAGCCACGTCAACGGACTGATTCGGGACGTGCCGGTGGTGCGCGAGCTGGCCCCCTGGTTCGGCCGCAAGCACAGCGACAACACCCTCGACCAGAAGGTGTTCGCCAACCGCAAAACGCTGTGGGTGCGCGGCGGCAAGGCCTCGCGCAACTATCGCGAGAAGTCGGCCGATGAGGTCATCTACGACGAGCTGTCGAACTTCGACGCCGACGTGGAAGGCGAGGGCGATCCGGTCACCCTCGGCGACAAGCGCCTGGATGGCGCCGTATACCCGAAGTCGATTCGCGGCTCGACGCCGAAAAAGGCCGGCACCTGCCAGGTCAGTAAGGCGGCCAGTGAGTCACCGATCCGCCTTCGCTTTCACATCGAGTGCCCGCATTGCCGCGGCGAGCAGACGCTCAAGTTCGGCGGCAAGGATTGCGACTACGGGCTCAAGTGGGAGAAGGACGCGCTCGGCGAGCCGGTTAAAGCCTGGTATCTCTGCGAGCACTGCAAGGCCTGCTTCTTCCATCCTGACATGGTGGAGGCTTCGCGCGCCGGCCGCTGGATCTGCGAGGTGACCGGCATCTGGACGCGCGACTCGATGGACTGGTTCGACGCTGAAGGCGAACCGATCCGCACGCCACGCTCGATCGCTTTCTACTGCTGGGCCATCTACAGCACCTGGTCCACCTGGCTGAAGATCGCCACCGAGTTCCTGAAGATCAAAGGCGACCGGGAAAAGCTGATCACCTTCACCAACACCACGCTCGGCGAGGTGTGGGAAGAGACGCAGGACAAGGTCGAATGGGATGCCCTGTATGGCCGCCGCGAGGTATGGGCCGCGCAGGTTCCGCAGCGCGCAGTACTGCTGACGGGTGGCATCGATACCCAGGACGACCGCTACGAAGGACGGGTATGGGCCTGGGGGCCGGGCGAGGAGGTCTGGCTGGTCCATCGCTTCATCCTGATGGGCGACCCCGCCAGCGAGGAGCTACGGCGCAAAGTTGGCATAGAGCTGCAACGCCAGTTCGCCAGGGCTGATGGCCTGCTGATGAAGGTAGACCGCTGGGCCTGGGACTCCGGCGGCCATTACACCGACGAGGTGTATGGAGAGAGCCGTAAACACGGCGTGCTTTGGGTGATCCCAACCAAGGGCGCGAACGTGTACGGCAAGCCCATCGCCAGCATGCCGCGCACCAAGAACGCCAAGAGCAAGGTCTATCTGACCGAGATCGGTACGGATAACGCGAAGGAGCTGATCTACAGCCGGCTGAAGCTGGCCCTGGACACGGCTAAGTCGCAGGCAGGCGAGGCGCAGCCTGGTGTGATCCACCTGCCAGCCAACGACGACGTATGCGATGAGAGCGAAGTCCGCCAGCTGACTGCAGAGGTCAAGGTGCCCAAGGTCACCGGCGGCAAGCGCGTGCTGCGCTGGGACAACCAGGGCCGCCGCAACGAGGCGCTCGACTGCTTCGTGGGTGCGCTGGCCGCACTGAGGATCAGCCAGCAACGGTTCGGGCTCGACCTGGACCTGCTTGCCGCACAACCGCAACCCGGCGGCGACTCTGCTGCCGACACCGAAGACCGCCCACGGGCGAAGTCGAAATACTGGAAACGCTGATGGCCTACACCCAGGAACAGTACGACACGCTGAAAGCAGCCATTGCTGGCGGTGAGCTGTCCGTGCGCTATGCCGACCGCAGCGTTACCTACCGCAGCATCGACGAGATGATCCGCATCCTGAAGCTGATGGAAGCCGAGCTGCTGCCAGACACCGCACCTGCTGGCCAGTCTGGCCGGCGCTACGCCTCATTCTCCAAGGGCTACTGATATGGGTTGGTTCGATTCACTGTTTCCCGGCTACTCCGCGAAACGGTCGGAAGCCCGTGTCCGCAAGCTGCGCGCCGATATGGTGGCTGCAGCTATGAGCCGCCGCTTCGAAGGCGCCGCCGGCGGGCGCCGCAATGACGGCTGGCAGGCCCATGGCAGCGATGCCAACGCCGAGATTGGCCCGGCCCTGAGCCGCCTGCGCAACCGCGCTCGCGACCTGCGCCGCAACAACCCCTATGCGGATCGCGGCATTTCAGGCATCGCGGATAACGTGGTCGGCGCCGGCATCGTCCCGCGCCCCATGGCTGCCAGTAATCGTGCCAACAAGAAGCTGGCCGCCAGCTGGAAGGCCTGGGGCGAAACCATGGCCTGCGATGCGGATGGCCTGGAGAACTTCTACGGCCTGCAGCACAAGATCATGGAAACCGTAGCCGAGGCTGGCGAGTGCCTGGTGCGCCGCCGCTGGCGCAAGGCGGGTGATGGCTTGCCAGTGCCCATGCAGCTGCAGGTGCTGGAGCCGGACTTTCTCGACGAGGGCAAGAACGGCCCCAGCGGCAACAACCTGATCATTCAGGGCGTTGAGTTCGACGCCATTGGGCGGCGTGTCGCCTACTGGCTGTTCGATGAACACCCCGGCGCATCCACCGGCCTCGTGTCTTCGCAGTCTCGCCGTATTCCAGCTGAGGACGTGGCGCACATCTTCCTAGGTCGCCGCCCAGGCCAGGCCCGCGGCTACACCTGGTTGGCGCCGGCCATGCAGCGCCTGCGCAACTTCGACGAGATGGAAGATGCTGTGATGGAGCAGGCGAAGATTGCCGCCTGCTTCTCTGCCTTCGTTACTGCTGGCGACGGTAGCAACTCCAAGCGCCCGGCGCTGATCGAGCGCATGGAGCCCGGCATCATTCAGGAGCTGGGCATCGGCGAAGACGTCAAGTTCGCCGCGCCGCCCACGTTCAACGGCTACACCACCTATTCCTGGCAGGCCCTGCACGCCATTGCGGTTGGACTGGGCGTGCCCTACGAGTTGCTGACAGGCGACCTCAAAGGCGTGAACTTCTCCAGCGGCCGCATGGGCTGGCTGCACTTCGCCCGCCGGGTGGACGTGTGGCAGTGGCGCATGTTGATTCCGCAGCTGTGCGAGCGCGTGTGGGGCTGGTTCATCGAGGCCCAAGCCCTCACGCAGGGCGGAGTGCTGGAGTCTGCCGGCGCGGAGTGGGTGCCCCCACGCCGCGAAATGGTCGATCCGAAAACCGAGACAGAGAACGTCAAGGAGCGGCTGCGCCAGGGGCTGCTGACCTGGCCCAACGCGCTGCGTGAACTCGGCATCACCGATCCGCTCGAGCACGCCAACGAAATCGCCAAGGCCAACAAGCTGTTTGATGAACTGGGCCTGGTGCTCGACTGCGACCCGCGCAAAGTCTCCAACGCTGGCCTGACCCAGGCCCGGCCGCGCGACACCGTAATCCCATCGACGGACGTCGACCCGGCGCCCACTACCGAAGAGAGCCAGACCAATGACAGCAATGCAGACGCAGAAGCTTGAGACACCAATGCTCAGCCTGCGCGCCGCCGTGCGCCCGGGCACCGTGGATATCGAGCAGCGCACCGTAGAAATCACCTGGACAACCGGCTCTCGCGGTAAGCGCTGGAGCTGGTCGATTGGCGAGTACCAAGAGGAGCTGGAAGTCAGCCCTGCCGCCATCCGCATGGAGCGCCTGAACAATGGCGCGCCTTTCCTCAACGCCCACGGCCAGTGGGACCTCGACGACGTTATCGGTGTGGTCGAGCGCGCCTGGCTTGAAGGCACCGAGGGGCGGGCCATTGTTCGCTTCAGCTCCCGCGAAGACGTCGATCCGATCTTCCGCGACGTGAAGGACGGCATCCTGCGCAACATCAGCGTCGGCTACATCGTGCACCGCTATGTGCTGGTGGAAGACGGCGAAGACATGGTGCCCGTCTACCGCGCCGAGGATTGGGAGCCAACCGAGCTTTCCCTGGTGCCAATCGGTTTCGACGACGGCGCCAAGGTGCGCAGCGCGAAAACCCCGGCCGACTATCAAGGCCAACGATTCCCCACCCTTTTCGAAACACGGGAGGCTGAACAGCCTGCCGAACAGCCGGCCGCCGTGGCCACCACCCAAGAGGAAATAGTGATGACCGACGAAGAAATCCGCGCGGCCGAGGACAAGATCCGCTCCGAAGCCACCGCCGCCGAGCGCACCCGCGCAACCACCATCCGCCAGATGGCGGCCAAGGTGGGCCTGCAGGATGCCGCCGACGACATGATCGCCCGCGGCCTGACCGCCGAACAGGCCAGCGTCGAGCTGCTGGAAAAGCTGGCCGAGAACAACGGCAACAGCCGTAGCGCACAGCCCACCGTGGTGACCGGCGCCGTTGACATGGCTGTGATCACCGCCAAGCGCGGCGCCATGCTCAATGCCCTGTTGCACCGCTGCGATCCGAGCGTGAAGCTCGAAGAAGCGGGCCGCGAGTTCCGTGGCATGCGCCTGATCGACATGGCCCGCGAAAGCGTGGAACTGGTCGGCGGCAACGTGCGCGGCATGACCCCGCAGGAAGTGGCCCGCGCCGCCCTGGGCTGTGACCGCCAGGCGTTCCGCGCGGCCGGCATGCACACCACCAGTGACTTCCCGCTGCTGCTGGGCAGCACCGTCAACCGCACCCTGCGCGCTGGCTATGAGCTGGCCCCGCAAACCTGGCGCCCGCTGGGCCGTCAGACCACCGTGCCCGACTTCCGCGAAGTGACCCGCGTTGCCCTGGGCGACATCTCTGCGCTGGAGAAGGTTAACGAGCACGGCGAGTACAAGTACGGCTCCCTGGGTGAAGAGGGCGCACCGATCAAGGTCGCCAAGTTCGGCAAGATCATCGCCATCACCTGGGAATCGATCGTCAACGACGATCTGTCCGCCCTGACCCGTGTCCCGCAGGCGCTCGGTGCCGCTGCGGCGCAAACCGAATCTGACCTGGTGTGGGATCTGCTGCTGAGCAACCCGAACTTCGTGGATGGCACTGCGGTATTCCACGCCAACCACGGCAACCTGGCCGGCAGCGCAGGCGCAATCAACACCACCACCCTGGCCGCCGCCCGCGCCGCTATGCGCAAGCAGAAGTCCAAGGCAGGCCACTACCTCAACATCGGCCCGCAGTTCCTGGTCGTCGGCCCGGATAAAGAGCTGGAAGCCTTCCAGTTCACCAGCTCCCAGTACGTCCCGGCCAAGAACGCTGACATCAACGACGCCCGCAACACCTCGCTGACCGTGATCGTCGACGCCCGTATCACTGGCAACCAGTGGTACCTCTACGCCGCTCCTGGCCTGGTCGATACCTTCGAGTACGCCTACCTGGAAGGCGAGCAGGGCGTGTTCACCGAGACCCGCGAGGGCTTCGAGGTGGATGGCATGGAGATCAAGGCCCGCCTGGTGTTCGGTGCCGGCTGGATTGATTACCGCGGCGCCTACAAGAACGCAGGCGCTTAACCCGTACCGCACCGACTCTGAGGGCGCCTGATGGCGCCCTCGGTGTTTCTGCACTCCCTATTCGAGGAACGCACCATGAAGAACTTCGTACAGCACGGCGACATGATCACCGTCATCGCTGCCGCCGCCATCACCAGCGGCCAACTGGTACGCGTCAACAGCCTGATCGGCGTGGCAGCCACTGACGCCGCCATTGGCGAAGAGGTGGAAATCAAAACCACCGGCGTGTTCGACCTGCCGAAAACCAGCGCCCAGGCCTGGACGGCCGGCAACCCCATCTACGCCATCGCCGCCAGCGGCCTGCTCACCAACGTGCCAGGCACCGGCAACTACCTAGTGGGCGTGGCCACGGCGGATGCAGCCAACCCGTCCGGCACCGGCCGCGTGCGCCTCAACGGCTCGCTGGGCCACGCGGTAACTGCCTAAGCCATGGCCTGGGCAGCAATGCGTGACCGCATGCATGAGCGTGTGGTCGCGCACCTGAACGACGGCTGCGCGGATTACCAGGGCCAGAATGGCACGCTGGTGTTTCAGGGGCTCACGGTGATCATCGACCGCAACCTGATGCAGGCTGGCCCTGATGGCATGTTTCCCTCTGACTCGGTGGGTGTGAGCTGGCGCAAATGCCAACTCGCTGCCGCTGAGCGGGGAGGTGTCTTCACCTTCTCCGGTGAGCGCTTGGTCGTTGAGCAGATCATCGCCGACGACGGCCACATGGTCACCGCAGCCTGCATGGTGCAGCCATGAGCAACGTCATCACAGAAGTGCGCCAGGCGCTGATTGCCCGGCTGGAGACCATCCGTACCAGCAGCGGCTACCGAACGGATATCGGCGGCCTGGTGAGGGCCGGCTGGTTCAGTGAGATCACCAAGGCCGATGCCGTGCCGGCCACCGGAATGGTGGTTGTGCAGCGCGCCAAGGGCAAGGAGCCCAAGGGCGGCGGCAATGCGTTGCGGATGCTGACCGGCTTCACCGTCATCGGTGCCGTCACGGCGGGGCTGGATGGCTATGAAGAGGCGATCGAGGACATCGAGCTGGATTTGCTCCAGTGCCTGACGCCGACCGAGGGCGTGCCTCCAGAGTGGCTGCCGAAGATGGCGCCGAACCTCACCGTTGGGGCACCCGAACCTGTACCGCCCGGCGAGGGCCTTCCGGCCGCAACCGTGCTGATCCCCATCCACATCATCACCTTCGTCGACTCCATCGACTACTGAGGGCACTACCATGCCGAAAGTCAAAGAAACCGCCCTGATCGGCGGCCGCTTCAAACTGGGTAAGGCCGGTGGCCGCGCGCCGACCGACTTCATCGGACTGGTCTCTACTGCCCAAGAGCAGATCGAGCAGACCGAGATTCGCCTGCAAGACACCACCACTCCGCAGGGTGGTACCTATGACACCTTCGCCCGGGTGGACCGCTTCTTCCTCACCATGGCGCTGCGCGAGATCAACTCCCGCAACCTGGCCAATGCCCTGTATGCCGACATCGCCGAAGTGCCAAGCACTGCGGTAACCGGCGAGGAGGTCGTGCTCGGCGTTGGCCAGACCACCGCCCTGGCCCTGATGCCGCTGGAAATCACCAAGGTGGCCATCGGTGGCACTGAGTACGACGAGGACATCGACTGGCGCATCACCGGCGCCGGTATCGAGGTCATCGAGGACAGTGACCTGGCCGACTTCATCACCACCCAGCTGAGCAGCAAAACCGCCAGCAGCGCGCCGAAGGCCGGCGGCAACACCGGTAATGGCACCATGGGCGCCGTCACCGTGACTTCTGCTGCCGTCGGTGCCTACACCGTCAGCTTTACCAGCAGCACGGCCTTCAATGTCACCGGCCCAGGTGGCGCGGTTGGCACTGGTACTGCCGGCACTCCGTTCAGCACTGGCGGCCTGAGCTTCACCATTACCGCTGGCGCGACGCCTTTTGCTGCCGGTGATGGCTTCTCGATCACCGTGGTGCAGGCAACCGAGGTTGTGGCCGAGGTGGATTACACCAGCGCCACCTTCGACGAGATCGAGCTGCTGACCAACTCCGGCCAGGAGTGGTACTTGCTGTTCGAAGGTGCCAACGCCGTGGGTGAGAAGGGCAAGTTCAACGCCCACTACTGGCGTGTGAAGTTCAGCCCGACCGAGAGCCGCGATGTGCTCGGCAACGAGGACTTCATGACCATGACCGTGCGCGCCGAGGTGCTCCGCGAGGACTCCCGCGCCACCGGCGATGCCAAGTCCGCCTACGGCAAGCTGCAGAAACAGCGGATCGCGTGATGCTGAATGAAGAAGCCCGCCGGTTGGCGGGTTTCTGACCGTGCCTTAACCCAGCCATGCTGGGCTTTGGTGCTGGCTGTTGCTAGAGTCCTTCCAACTGATGGGAGGAAGTCCAATGCGGCTATTGTTTCTTTTGCTTGTGGCGACGCCTTTGTGGGCTGATGCCGCAAGTGTCTTCAAGTGCACTGACGCACAGGGAAAAACGGTTTTCTCCGGGCACCCATGTGCCGCAGATGCGCAGGCTGTTGAGGTTAAGGAAAGTAGCCCAGGCTCCAGTCAGGCTCAGACAGAGGTCTGGAAGGCGCAGCGTGAGTTGGATGAAGCGAAACGGGCTCAATCGGACACTAAGCGCCGCTACGCAGAGGCCAATGCTCGCTTAGCCAATGCACCGTGCCGTGAATTCAACTCAACCGAGTTGAGGACCATGATCATCCGAAATCAGGTTGTCCAAGGCATGGCATTCGGTGACGCGATAAAAGCGTGGGGCAAGCCAACCAATGGAGGCGGATGGCAGAACGCATACCACTGGGAGAACGGCGCATCCTCTTACTTCTACATCAGGAATGGATGTGTTGAGAGTGTGCAGGGAACCTTCAAAGGTCGCTGACCGGCTATATCCATTCAACAGACCCGCTTCGGCGGGTTTTTTATTGCCCGGAGATCGGCATGAGCGACATAGGCAAGGTGGTGAACAAGCGCATTGGCGAGCTGGAGGTGGTTTGCCGTGAGCTGACGGTGGGCCGCCTGCGGAGCCTGCTTTCAACCGTTGTGGAGGTGGACGTTGTTGATGGCTGCCTGTTCGAGGACATGCGCCTGGTCGACCTGCCCATGCTCACCAACCTGACGAAAGAGCAGGTCGATGGGCTACCTCCCAGTGCGCTGCGCACCGTGATCGAAGGTTGCCGTGAGGCGAACCCTGATTTTTTCGAGATGCTGGCCAGGCTGAAACGCCAACAGGCTATTTCCTGAGCCAGCTCGACCAAGCCGTTGTGAGCCTGATTCGCCTCGGCCATCACCAGGCACTCGACTATCCATGGACGCTGTTCCAGCGCGCACTGAAAGGCTGAAGTCATGGCAGAAGTAGAACTGCGGGTCTCGGCTGACCTGGACCAGGCGACCAGAGAGGTTGCGGGCTTCCGCAAGGAGTACGCAGACCTCGTTCGCCAGGTGGAAAAACCTCTGCGGCAGGTCAATGCTACCCGTGAGTTGGAAGCCTCCCTGGAGGCCACTGGCAAGCGAGTGCAGCAGGCGAAGCAACGGCTCAGCGAGCTGCAGGCCGAGTTGATTCGCACCGATAGCCCGACCGAGCGGCTAAAGCAGTCGTTCAAGGAGGCTGCCGCCGAGCTGCAGAAGCTGCAGCGCACTGAGGCGATGCAGACCAACCAACTCAGCCGGATGCGCGCCGAGCTGGCCGGTGCCGGTGTGGATACCTCGCGGCTTGCAGCTGAACAGCGGCGCCTGAATGCCGAGATGAGTAAAGCGCTCGGCACCGGCCGGGCGGATGCTGCCGCGCGCGGCATTCGGGAGCGTGCTGCCGCTTTGCAGCAGCAAGCCATCGCGCAGCGGCAGGCCAACGCGGAGGCGGCCAGGGATAACCTGGGCGTCAACCGCTACCGCGCTTTGCAGGCTGAGATCACCAAGGCTCGCCAGCAATATGATTTGCTGCGCACCAGCGGCAAGCTCAGTACTCAGGAGCTGGCCGTTGCTCAGCAGCAGCTCACCCAGCGCATCCGCGAGAGCAAGAACGAGCTGAAGGCGTTGTCTGGCGCGCAGGGTGGTATTGGCGGGCTGGAGGGGCTGACCACTGGACGCCTGGCCGGTGCCGTGGGTGGCATTGCAGGGGCCGCTGCCCTGGCAGCTCAGTACGCTGCAGCTGTTGATCCGATCAAGAACATGCGCGCCCAACTGGATTTGGCCACTGATAGCCAGCAACAGCTGAACCAGGCGCTGGCAGATTCGGCCCGTATAGCGGATGCGGCAGGTGCGCCGCTGACGGATACCGCTGAGCTTTATTCCAAGCTGATCCCGCCCGTCCGTGAGCTTGGTGGTAGCCAGCAGGATGCGGCCAACACGACTGAGGCCTTTGCGCTTGGCCTGCGCATCAGCGGTGCGACCGCCCAGCAGTCTGCCGGTGCCATGCAACAGTACGTGCAGGCTCTGAACCGGGGTGTTTTCCAGGCTGAAGAGTTCAACTCGGTTTCTGACGGCAACATCAGGCTGATCCGTGCTTTCGCGGATGAGCTTGGCGTAACCGTTGGTGAGTTCAGGAACATGGTGCTGGAGGGCGAGATCACCAGCGATATGTTGCTGGAGCTGTCGAACAAGGTTCTACCGAAGCTGCGTGCCGAGGCTGAGCTGATGCCTGAGACTTGGGCTTCTGCTACCACGAAGCTGAACAACTCCTGGCAGCAGCTTCTCGGCCAATTTGACCAGGCGACCGGCGCTTCACAGGCGCTGATCAACAGGATTGATGCGTTGACAGCATCACTCAAGCTGCTCGGAGCTGGGGATACTGACAAGGTGGCCACAGGTGTTGCCAACATGGCGTCAGAGTTCGGGCGCCTTGTGCCGCTGATCAATCTTGCTGCAATCGGCGCTGAAAAACTCGGCGATCTCGCTGGTATCCAGACCTTCTCCCAGAACGCGAAAGAGGCCGTGAAGCAGGAAGGTGAGGTACTTCAGGAGCGAAAAACTCAGTTCGATATGCACGCCGCTGAAATGAAAGCGCTTCAACAGAGCGCAGCCAAGGAAGGCGCGGCGATGCTGGAGCAGCAGGTGAAGGATACCGAGGCTGCACTGAAGAAGCAGGTCGACGCCGAACGCAAGGCCGCCAGCGAGCTGGCCAAGGCCAAGCAGGACCAGCTGGAGACCCAGCAGCGATACAAGGAGGCGCTGGCCAGTTTGAGTGCAGGCCCGGCGCAGGAGGCATCCTACGGGCAGGCCAGTGCGCTGAAGGTGGGGGCCCGCAATGCCCTGCAGGCAGGCGATGTCGATGAGGCCAAGCGCCAGGCTCAGGCGGCACTCGCTGTGCTGCAGGAGTTGGCTGCTGCTGGTGAGAACACCTACGGCTTTGCTGGCTTCATCAAGGAGTTGCAGGCGATCGAGGAGGGGGCTGACCAGAAGGGAATCGACGATGCACAGAAAAAGCTCGATGCCGCCAAGGATGCTGCCTTGCAAACGAAGGCTGCGCTCGAGAAGCTGAAGGATATCAAGGTCGCTCCGACCCTGGACGAAGAGGCTCAGCAGAAACTGCTGAATGATCTCGCAGCTTTAGCCAAGCAGGCGGGTGTGATTCTCACTATCCCGGCTACAGTGACCGCGCAGGCGCCTCAGGGTGGCACGGTCGATCCTTCCATCCCAGCGGCCGCAACGGGCGGCATCCTGCGTGGGCCTGGCACGGGCACCAGCGATAGCATTCTGGCCAGGTTGAGCAACGGCGAGGGTGTGCTGAATGCTCGTGCGGTGCAGCACTATGGCGCGGGTATGGTGCACCAGCTCAACAGGCTGCAGCTGCCGAAGTTCGCCACCGGCGGGGTAGTGGGCACGGGGCTTTCGTTGCCGCCCATTCCGCAGCCGAGCCCTGAGCTGCTAGCTGGCGGGGGTAATGCGTATCTGGGCGATACCACCCTGGTCTTCCCGGGCGGTGAATCGCTCACGGTGAGCGTGCCTGCCAGCCAGTCGGAAAACCTGCAGCTGCTTCGCCTCAAATTTGGCGGCACTCGACGCCGCTGACCTGCCGGCGCCTATCGCTGGCGCTATTGCTCTGGAGTACCCATGACTTTCCCTCACCTCATGCTGGGCGGCGTGCCCATCGTGCTGCACGCCGGTGCGCCTGAGTTTTCCGCCGAGGGTGTGGAGGGCGCAAGCACGGTGCGAATGAGCCTGGGCGCCCTGGTGAAGATGACGCACTGGACTGGCAAGGCGCGAGGCAGTATCACCGGGAACGGTTGGATGCCGCCGGGGCTTGATGGCCTGGACTACAGCCTGCCACTGGAGCTGCGGAGCACCCAGCCGGAGACCATCACGACCCCGGCCTTGTCTGCAGCACTTTCCAGCGAGCCGCGTCCGGACTATGCCCCTTGGGCCTTGGCGCTGGTGGGTAAGGAGTGGATCAAAACGGCATGTACCTATGCGGCCGGAGTTACCACGGCAGCGCCGGTCGCCGGGGCCACGCTTTATGCCTTCTACTGGTTGCCGGTGTATCAGGTGTTTGCCACCAAGCCCACGAAGAGCCTGAACAGCGGCGCAGCCGCGCATGGCTGGTCGCTGAGCTGGGAGCAGGCCTGATGTTCGGTGGCGCCCCGATCGGGGCTACCCCGCTGGGCGGTTCGTTCGGCGGTGCCGCAGAGCCTGTGCCGGTGAGCGGGTCCAACGCCATCCGTTGGGTGGCGCGGCTGCTGGTGGATGGCGTGGATTGGTCTTCGCGCCTGGTCGGTGAGCCACAGGTCGACAGAGAGGAAGGCGCGGCCGGCATCTGCTCCTTCGAGTTGTGCCTGCCTGCTGGGCCGGTGACGCCGACTGACTGGAAAGGTCGCAGCGTGGCCCTGGACTACATCGGCACCATGGCGGGCGTGACCACGGAGCAGCGCCTGTTTACCGGCCGCGTGGCCGACCCTTCGTGGAATCGCACCACCAGGACGCTGTCCTGCACCTGCAGCGATCAGCTGCAGCAGCGGGTGGAAGCGATGGAGATCAGCGCCATCGACGCGCTGGTGGGCGGCTACTGGTCCGAGGATGTATTCGAGCCTGTTGCTGGCCGCAGCCGCTGGGATTACGCCCTGGAGCGGCTCGGCACCCGAGCTGCCTCTATGGACTGCGATGCCTATGGCTCTGTGCGGGTGACCAGCTGGTATACGGCTGCCCAGCCTGACTTCACGTTTGGTGCAGGTAGCACTGTGTATGACAGCCTGGACGTGCAGCTCAGCGACCTGAGTGTGCAGATCAATACCGTCGAGATCGAAGGCGATTACCGGTTCTCTCGCCTCTGGCAGCGCAACCTGACGTACTACTGGGCGCACCCGGAAATGGCGGGCACCAGTGGCATGACGGGATTCTGCCTGTGGATACAGCACACCACCGAGCTGCCGACCATCGAGATGATCGAGAGCGCGGTGAGCGGGGGCGGGCAGACGGTTATTGCCCGCGCCTACCAGGTGCTGCCACCGAGCGGCGCCTATTGCGACCCTCCCATCGGCTATGCCGCGCCGCGCAACCACAAGGAGCTGGTGCTTTCCGCCACAGTGGTGGGCGCCCGGCGCTGGAACCAGGCCGTGACCGAGAGCTACAAGCTCCGCGTTGTGGCCGACGCCAGCGTGGCGGCGGTGGGCGAGGTGATCGAGCGGCAGGGCGCTGCCGTGGAGGTCGAGTCCGATCTGGCGGAGGCCTGGGAGTCTGACGAAATCACGGGTGGCACGAGCGGGCATCAGGACGTGCGAGATGAGCCGCGCCGCCAAGCGCAGCTGCTCACCCTGCTAAACCAGGCCGGCGCCACCATCGTGGCCGCCCATCGTGGCACCCAGCTCAGCTGGGATGTTCCCGCCAGCTGGGTGACGGGCCTGGACCTGCGCCATACCGTGCACCTCGATGACCAGGGCGCGCGGGCCAAGGGCAAGGTGGCCCGCCTGCAGCACCGGCTGAGCTTGGAAACCGGCGTGGCGTTGACCACTGTGACCATTGCGGTCATGCGTGGTGGTGGCGCCGTCAGTGACCCGCTTGTGCCGCCGCCATTCAGCGTGCTCCCGCCCGAGGAGGAGGAGGGGCCAAGCCCTATCGAGGACTCCATGCCTACGCAGCTGGCGGACGGCATCGATGATCTGCCCTACGACGAGACGCTGGACGGCTTCTCCGGCAACTACAGCCAGACCTCTGGCGATTACCCGCGGCGCTTTCAGGCGACGGCGGATGAGGTGCTGGAGACCCTGCGCGACGAGAACGTGGTGGAGATCCCTGCGGTGTACCGGATCGCCATTCCGAACGACCTTCTGGAGTTGTACTGATGAGCAGCCTTGAGCAACAGCGCCGCGCTGGCGGTGCAGCTATGACGGCTTCGCGCGGGACCGGCGCGGGAATGGCTGCCCGCCGGCGTGGGAAGGCCACTGTTGACGATATCAACAGCCTGGTAAAGCTGCCCACCACCAAGCCCAAGCTGGCACCTATCGAGCCGCGCGGTGGGCTTGCCGCCAAGCAGGGGCGGGGCGACTACCAGGAGCCAGAAGCCAGCACCGGCGGCGGTATCGCCAGCCCCATCACCGAAATCAAATACTCCGACCGCACGTATTGGGACGACATAACTATTACCAGTTCGGACGGGCTCCTGAGCTTCCGGGTCAAGCCCATCAAGCAGATCGAGCAGGTGGATGCCAATGCCGACGAAGTGGTGCAGATCTTCGCCAATCCAAAGCCGCCGGCGCCCACCCCATGATCGACAGCCACCTTCACCCGCTGGATGAGGTGCGCATGTTCGGGCACACCATCCACGGTCTGATCCGCGGGAACATCAGCAACCGATCGGTCGAAGTGGACGGTGTGCGCTTTGCACTGCCGGCAAGCTATGACGTTGGTTTTGCCGGGGACTCGGGCGTGCTTCAGGTGGTGCGCCATCCTGCTGCTGGTCCTGTTGACCTGACACCCGAGGAGCTGGCCTCAGAGCGAACCCTGGGCCGGGTGTGGCAGAACTTCGCCATGGTTCAGCGCAGCGGCAGCCTGTTCGGTCGAAACGTGGGCGGCTGGCTGTATATCCACGGCAATGGCACGCCCTGGCTGATTCGCCCGGTTATTTCAACGGCACCGGCGGCCGGCGCTCCATTCACTATGGGGCTGAATTGCCGCCCGTTTGGGCGCATCGGCGAAGCGCCGGTTGAGCCGATTGTGCTGACTATCACCTGCGCCGACATTCAGCAGTCCTCCACCGGGTCGCGCTTCTACTCACTGGAGACGATAAACAACACGGGCTCGCTCGCTCTTTTACGCCTCGCGCTGCCCACGGCGCCGGATCTGCCATCCGGCTTCCTGGCCATAAACATGACGGACGATGGGGATCTGCCCGCTGCCAACCTGAGCGTATACAAGAGTCAGGCGCAGGTGCGTGGCACCTGGTCGACTACGCATCCAAGTATCGCCAGTCTGAGCACCCTGTTTGCCTATCGGTCACTTCTACCGCGTGCCGAGCTACAGGGGGCGGTGTATCCAGATGGCCCTGCCGTGCCCAAGTACCCGGTGGGCGGTGGCACCGTAACGGCGACGTTGGTGGCGCTGGAGGAAACCGACAGCGAGAGAACGAACGGCTTTGCCAGCTATGCCACCTTCCGGCGTGGTGATGTCGAGGCGACCTCTGGCCGCACCGGGCGAATCATCCGCCTGCAGTTCGATGGCGATGGCGTGCTGCATGAGTTTGCCTACAACACCACCTACCACTACGAGGGCAGCATGCCCGCGTGGGTGGGCGCAGCTGCTGGGCAGCTGACAGCCAGCGGAGATGGGGTGGCAATCATGCCGCCAGATTGGACGGAGACAACGCCCGTAGTTGTGAGCGTCAGCCGAACCATACACGAGCTGATCTCCCAGACCATTGAGCTGACGCAGAACGGAACGCCGATAGCCAGTATTCACAACCAGAAGGCGTACAGCGTCAACCACACCGCCACACTGCCGCCCCTCTCGGCAGGGGAGCACTGGGCGTATGCCTGGGTCGGCGGTACCCAGAACGTGCATGGGTTTGGACCTGCTCGATCCAACACCACGCTGACGCTGCCGGCGCTTGTTGACGGTGGGGCGTCTGTTGAGCCCTCCGGCGCCACTGCCGAAAAGGGCGGGCCATGGCCGTCCACCCAGGCTGCCGCCCCGGCCACTACATCCGGGGTGGGCACTCCGCAGTACGCCTCGGAAATGCCTGTTGGCACAACGCAGCGTGACGCCGACAGCATCGGTGCCACCTTTCAGGGCATTGGCTGGTCATGCTCGGTTGCCCCAGCCGCCGCCGTGGTCATGGAGGAAGTGGCAGCCCAGCGCCGCGAAATCATCCTCGCATGGCCACATGCACAGCTTCATCTCCGCGATCTGGAAAGGCCGAACGCCGTTTACCACCCGGTAGAGCACGCGATAGCGACCGACACCAATGAAACCGACGGCATCGCCGTGATGTTCGTTTGAGGGCTCGACATGAACTTCATCAACAACTGGCAGCAGGCGATTGAGCTTGCTGCTGATGCCACCTCTATTGCGCTGGCACTGCCTGACGGCGACTACGTGCTGATGATCAGCAACGCGCTGGGGGCCCAGGCCTCGCTGTGGGAGGTGGTAGCGGCCAGCGTGGCTGATGGCACTGCAACCCTGGTGCGCGGCCAGGAGGCGACCGTGGTGCGGGCCTGGCCGGCCGGCAGCGTTATCTACTGCCCTCTGACTGCCGGGCAGCTGTCGTCGATGTTCGCGCAGCTGGAGGCGCAAGCGTCCAGCCTGGTCGACCTGCAGGCGCGCGTATACGCCCTGGAAAACCCCGTGCCGGCCGGTTCGCTGCGCGTTGGCGTGCATGTTGGCGCAACCGCCGCTGGCTACTACATGCAGAACGATGAGCCTGTGGGCACCGTTACACCGGTTGCCATCGAGGTTCCCACCGTGGGGCCTTGCCCTGTGCGCGTGCTGTACCAGTACGCCAGCGGCGGCAACCTGCAGTTCACGCTGGTGCTGGATGGCGACTTTGCACACAGCGTTATCGAGAGCCTGGATGTGGAAGGCATAGGCGTACTTGCCGTGGCGGATGCCACCACCTTCGACGATGTCATCAGCGGTACGCCGGTTGTTGGCTACCAGTGGGCAATCTCCAGCAGTGATTGGGCAGACGGCGGCGACCGCCTCGTGGCCTTTAACTTCCCGGCCTGACCAAGGAGCGCGGCATGCTACCTGTGAAACAGGATCTCGCCATTGTCCCCGGCGACACCTACCGCGACACCGTGCGGCTCATGCAGCCGACCCTGGTTTATCACCCCATCCAGAGCATTGGCGGTGCGCCCGCCGTGCTGAAAGTGCCAGGCCACGGCCTGGCGCTGGACTGGCCGGTGTGGGTTCGCGGGGTTTCAGGCTTTGCAGCCATCAACCGTGAGCCTGGCCGCGAGCTGCCTTGGCTTGCCGAGCGGCTGAGTGCCGACAGTCTGCGCATCAACCCGCTGTCTGCCGCTGGTGGTGCGCCGTCGGGAGGCCAGCTGGTTTATCGGCAGCCAATCGACCTGACCGGATGCTCGGCCTGGATGGGCTTCACCGACGCAGCCGGAAATGCATTGTTCGGCCTCGAGGATGGTGATGGCCTAGAGCTGGATGCCTTCGGGCTTGTGACCCGCGAGATCACGCCGGCCCAGACCGAACGGCTCACCGGCAATTGGCGCTACAGCTTCGGCATCACCTTCAGCGATGGCGCAGTGACTACCTACCTCACGGGCGGCCCTGCTGCCGGCGGTTGCTGCAATGGGTGCTGAACTGATCGTACTCACCCAGCCCGGCGGATCAGCCGAGTTGCAGCAGCAGGTGGCTGTGCTGGTTGAGGTTGCTTCGGTTGCTGTGGTGGCAGTAGGTGCGCAGGGGCCTGCTGGGCGGCCTGGACAGTCCGGCAGTGCGTTACCCGCGGTGAGCTTCGCCTACGGCGATGCATCGCCACTGCTGGTTCACACCTTCGACGGGCCTGCGCTGCTGGCTGATCTGCAGTTGGTGATCCAGCAGCCGTTCGATGGCTCCGGAGCCCAGCTTGTGCTGCGAGACCAGGATGGCCAGGTGCTGATGGCTGCTGACCAGAACGCCCCCGCGATGGAAGCCACCTTTGAAACAACCCCAGCCGCGCAGATGGCGGCCGGCTCTGCGATTTACCTTGAAATCACCCCTGGTGCGGGCGCCACAACCGGCGCCGGCCAGATTCTGCTCAACCTGCACTGAGGGATAACTCATGCGCTTTCTCGATCTGCTCGGCACCCTGGGTGCGAAGTTCCAACTGGGTATCAATGGCCTGCTGCTGAAGTCTACCGGCGGGAAGATCCGTGCCCGCAACGCGGCCGATAGTGCCGATGCACCGTTGGTGGGTAGCACCATCGAGGCATCTGGCGACAGTCTGACCCTGAACGAAGATGCTGCCGGCAGCGGCGCGGACTGGAAGCTGACGCTCAGCCGGCCCGGCGCGGGCATGACGCAAGACCTCGACTTCAAGCTGCCGGCCAACTACGGCACGGCCAACTTCGTGCTGCAGACCGATGGCGCTGGCAATCTCTCCTGGGCGGCGTCCGCCTCTGCCACCAACATGCAGGCCACGGACACCACCGACCTGGTGTTCGGCTCCAGCAGCCCGGTGACGATGTTCACCCTCCCGGCAAATGCTGTGGTGGAGCGCGTGCAGGTCATCATCGATGAGTCGTTCGACGGAACGCCTTCGCTGTCGATCGGCATTACCGGCACCCTCTCGAAGTACCTGGGCAGCACACAGGTTGACCTTAAGGCATCGGCCGGCACCATCTTCGAGGTGAGCCCTGGCCTGGAGGCCAACAGCATCGCCGAGGATCTGATTGCAACCTACTCGGCAGGCGGTGCTGCCGCTGGCGCCGCGCGCCTGCTGGTCACCTACGTCATCCCGAGCTGAGGCCTGGCCAATGCGCTTTTTCTCTGACCTGGCCGGCACGCTGCGCGCGGCATTCCGCGTTGGGCTCGGCATGCTGGATGCTAGCGGCCTGACCGCGGCGCGCACGCATGCGCTGCCGAACAAGTCGGGCACCATCGCACTGCTCGATGATGTGTCAGGCGGCGAGGCCTCGTTCGACATCGTGCCACTGACTGCCACCAGCGATGGCCAGACCACGTTCGCGGTAACCGGCGGCTACACCCTGGGCGGCATTATCGTGATTCTCGGTGGCTCTACGTTGGCGCCTACGCACTACACGGCCACGGACGGCGCCAACGTGGTGCTGGGCAGCGGCGATGGCGTGGTTGTTGGGTCGGAGCTGGTGGTGCTGCGCTTCTCGACCTTCGAGGTGGCGGACGCGGTGACGCCTGCCACCCTGGCCGCGGCTGTCGCCGACCTCGAGGGGCAGATCGACGGGAAGATGGCCAACCCCATGACCACGGCGGGGGATCTGATTGTCGGCGGGACTGCTGGTGCCCCGACCCGGCTAGGGGGCGGGAGCGAAGGGCAAGTTCTGACGCGCGTCGGCGGCACCCCTGCGTGGGCTAATTCTGCCGCGCCTAACCCAAAGCAGCTATGCACTGCCTGGGTGAACTTCAACGGCACCGGCACCGTGGCCATCCGCGACAGTTACAACGTGTCCAGCGTTACCGATAACGGCACGTCTGACTATACGGTCAATTTCACCGAGGCGATGAGCAATTCCAACTTTTCCGCTGTAGGTACTACCGCGCCGGCAATTATCAACGTTAACGGTGGGCTTATTTGCGTTGAACAATCCAGGTCAACATCGGGCGTTCGATTTAACACGGTTGCCTACGATGGCTCAAAGATAGCAGACGTTAACGGGCTGAACGTCCAGGTTTTCGGGGGTAAGGCATGAGTCGGTACATTATTTTCCAACCGGACGGCGAACCCATGGCGTACACGTGTATCCATGAAGGCGCGGAGTTTGCCGCGGCTGCTGCTCAGGCGGTCCCTTCCGGCGTGCCGTATTGGGAGGTAGACAAGAGCCTACTCGACCACATGTTTGCAAACTACGGCCAATTCCGTGGGTCATGGAAATTGGAACCAGCTAAGTTGGGTCAACCTACCGGCATGGGGGGCGGAAATGATCAGTATCTCGCTAGCGTCGGCGCGTGACTTAGTACTCTCGCGCGTGAACTCTGCCTACCAAGTAGAGTTTTCAGCGCTTGAGCAACAGTACCCGCGGGCCGAGCGCGAGGGCTGGACGCTCCAACTGCGGGAGGCCGACGCCTACGAGGCTGGCTCCGGGCCTACCCCCTGCCTCTCTGCGATGCTGGCGCAGCGCAACGAAGGGGCCGAGGTGCCGGAAACGATGCCCGAACTGATCGGCAAGATTCGCGGCAAGTCGGACGCCTACGCGACCCTGTACGGCGCACTCACCGGCAAACGCCATCGCCTGGAGCGCGCCGCCCTGGCCGCTGAAACGCCGGAACAACTTGCACTGGTGGTGTGGTGATGAACTCCAGAACCCTCGCGAAACTCACACCCCTAGCCGCGCTGCTCGGGCTGCCGACCGATACCAGCAAGCAGTACGCCTACCAGCCTGGTACCGGTTGGGTAGAGGTGCAGGCGACCGGTGAGGTGCTGCAGGGGCTGATCGACGGCCGCTGGAGAAACACCACTACCCAACAGGACCTGTCGGCGTTTTCGCTGTCGGTGTTCTGCCCTTCTCCTGTGGCCGCTGCCATCACTACAGCGTTCTCTGGGTCGTTGGCGGAAGGGGCTGGCTGGATTGGCGCTACTAGCGGCACAGCTGGTGCTGGGATAACCCGCCCGACCGCTAACACCGACATGCTGCAACTAAACACTGGGACGATATCGAGCGGCCAGGCGAGCATTCGCTACGGGGTGGCGGAGCTGGTTTGGCCCGACGACAATGTTTTCACCCCGGCGACGGTCGAGCGGGCCCAACTCTCAGGTTTCGCCGCTCGGGTTGCCCTGTACTTGCCGGCTCTGAGCACATCTGCACAGGAATTTGTGGCTATGGCGGACTTCGGGCCGCAGGCGCACGCCTCCGTGTCTGCCCCGTCTAATATCGGCGCGATGACGTTGCTCTACCAGCGCACTGGCAGCGTCAACTGGCGCGTGCGTTATTGCGACACTAGCGGTGCCGTGAAGTACCACGATACAGGGGTGGAGGTTAGCGCCGGCTCGGTGGTGAGAGCTTCTGTGAAGGCTACTAAGCAGCCCGACGGCTCATTTGTGGTCGACGTCGATGTAAACGGTACAACGTCGAGCTTCAGCGACAGCTACCTCAACACCAGCACTTGGCAGAACGGTGCGGATATTTCCCGCCCCCTCTACCAGCCTTCGATCCGGCTCGAAAAAACTGTAGGGACTACGTCTGCAGCTCTGCAGGTGCGGCTGTTCGCCTTCGCGTTCAGCTACTAGCGCTCGCGCGGCTGGCCGTGCCACAGGCTGTAGTCCAGCCCAGGTTCCGCTTCTGGCTCATCCAGCCTAGTTGGAGGCCTGTTGATGCTCAGGCTTTTCGGCGCATCAATCCGAAGTCGGGCGCCGCCCCTGCTGTGCTCGATCAGGGTGATGGTGATGCCCTGCTGCAGCTCCTCGATGAGATCCGCCGGCTCTGTGCCTGGTCTGACCTCAATGCGAATCTGCTCTCCGGGTAGCCGTTTTACTGTGAGCCCCATGGGTTACGCCTCCGTGCGTGAGTGGTGGCCAGAGCATAGACGCTCAGACTGAGCTACAACACCCCGCCACCCGCCTGGAGCTTGTTGCCCATAACCACCTCTCAACTTATGCCGGCGGATTGACCCCCGCCTGCCGCGCCAATTCAACCGCCCGCCTTGTGCGGGCTTTTTTGTGCCTGGAGGATTCATGACCCCAAGAGAAGCTCGCAACGGCCCGGTGGCCGAGGCGCTGTTGCTACTGCCCGCGAAGATGACCAGCCCGCAGGCCGAGCTGATGTTGCTGGCGATCGGTTTGCAGGAGTCCGAACTCAAGTACCGCCGTCAGCATGGCAATGGCCCGGCTCGCTCACTGTGGCAGGGGGAGCAGAGCGGCGGCATGGTCGCCGGCTTGCTCGGCTTCCATAACCAGGACGTGCAGGATCTGGCGCGCGGGCTGTGCGCCGTGCGTGGCGTACCGGCCCAGCCGCGTGCCGTCTGGAAAGCGATCGAGCACGACGACGTGCTGGCGGCCGGCCTCGCTCGACTGCTGCTGTACACCGACCCGGCCAGGCTGCCGGGGCTGGGTGACGAGGAGGGCGCCTGGCAGCTGTACCTGCGCACCTGGCGCCCCGGAGCCTTCACCCGCGGTACCGCCCCGAAGCGCGCCGAGCTGCGGCAGAAGTGGGCGAGGAACTACGCCATGGCGCTGGAGGTGGTGCGGTGAGTGCCTTGTTGAAGTTCATGCCCGCGTGGGTTTGGGCCGCCCTTGCTGGCTTGCTGCTTGCCGCTGTTGTGGGTGGCGCGCAGGAGATTCGCGTCAGCCTTCTGCACGAGCAGTTGCAGGCCGAGCAGAGTGGCCGGTTGGAAGAGGCTGGCAAGCTCGGCGCCTGCCGCGAAACGCGCAGCACGCTTCTGGTGCAGGTGAGCGAGCAGAACCAGGCGCTGGCCGATTTGCGGCAGGCGGAAAGCGACCGCGCCGCCCTAGCCAGGCAGGCGCAGCAGGACGGCAAGGCCCAGGCCGAGCTGGACTACCAGGCTGCCAATCGGTTGCAGCAGGAGCGCATAGGCGGGGATGCTTGCCAGGCGGCGGTTGAGGTAATCGACAAGGAGCTTGGGTTATGAAGTGGCTTCTGCTGGGGCTGGTGATTGCGCTGGCGGGGTGCGCCGGCCAGGTCAATGAGCCTGAGCCGCGCATTGTGCGCGTAGAGGTGCCGGTGGCCGTGCCGTGTCGGACTGATCCGGTGGCTGTGCCGGCCTGGTCGGCGAGCGGGCTGCGCAAGGAAGACAGCCTGGAGGTGAAGGTGCGGGCGCTGCTGGCAGAGCGCCGGCAGCGAAAGGGGTACGAGCGGGAATTGCTGGCGGCGAATGAGGCGTGCCGGTAGCCGCTGGGGGAATTTTGGGGGAATGAGGCCCCCAAAGTATGCGTCAGCAAGCATCATCATGCATTGCCGTAATGCAGTTATTACGGGCCTATCAGGCCGGTGGTGCGCTTTTTTAAAGCGCCGAAAACGGATTCGAAATCCGTTGTGTCAGCAATGGCACCTAGGGTTCAAATCCCTATCTTCCCGCCATATCCAAAGCCTAAACCCCTGAAATTCCTAGAGTTTCGGGGTTTTTTGCTTTCTGGGGTAAGCTAAGTGTCGATCAAGTGTCGAAAGGGAAGACGACAATGTTCTTATCCGGGAAAACAACGGTCAGCTTCATATCTGATCTGATGCCTCTCTACACCTTCGATGAAATCGAGGGAATCCATTGCGCCAGGTCACTCAGCGATGGAACCGTGATCCTCCCCATGCAGTGCGAAGAGCCTGGCGAAGAGGGAGAGGATGAATGGGTAACAATTTGGTGGCAGGGCGATAAGCACAGGAAAAGCGAAGTGCTTGCCGGGCTGATTGCCTCTAGGTTGATCGCAGAATTCGTACAGCTCCAAAGCATTGGAAAGTCTGCAAGCTTCCCAGGACGACTCCTGACGCACCTGGCGAGCCACTACGAGCGCAAAACCGGCCAGCACACCTTCTTTTATCCCGATGACGAGAACGCCATTTTCAAAGCGCTTGAGAAGGCAAAAAGCCTCGGAGCTGACGCCGCGATTGGCTACCTTACAAGCTTCATCCCTCGCCTTTAGCTCTGCCCGTACCAAGAAGACTGCGAACGTCTATTGAGGGGCCAAGCTTCACAGCATCCTGCAGGTGGTCGGGCGCCAGATGTGCATAGCGCATGGTCATCGCCAGTGAGGTATGCCCCAGGATTTTTTGCAGGGTAGGGCCTTGGCCAGTTCATCCAGAAGGCGACGGCGTGCTTCTGTAGTGGTCTACTGATCCCGGACACCCATTTAGGGCGAGAATGCTCGCCATAGAGAGGTGTCTGATGACCAAGCAACGTCGTTCCTTTACGCCCGAGTTCAAACGAGAGACCGCCTGCCTGGTACTCGACCAAGGCTACAGCCATATCGAAGCCGCCCGTTCGCTTGGGCTGGTTGAGTCGGCCCTGCGCCGATGGGTAAACCAGCTCCAGAGGAGCGCCTGGGCGTGA